TACACGCGATGTAGTTGAAAAATTGTTTTGTAAAATCTCATAAGTGGGCAATTGCTCACATTCTGATTTCACAATGCTACCAAAATGTATGACTAATCCTTCGATCAGCCATTCCCGCATCCGGTTAAATTGCATCCTTGTACTGTGGAACCACAATTCATAGAGGACGGAGGTCACCATAGAAAAAACCTGATCTGATTCTGTAACCGATTTTGAGACCATCCTCCAAGTTAAGGTCTTCATTATTGAATCCATGTCCAAAGGAGCAATATATCTGCCCAAAGCGTCTGAAAATACAAATCTTCTTTTAAGAAATGTAATTTCTGCTAAAGGCGTAAAAGGTCTATTTACTTCTCCTTTCTCACAGTTGGTGTATTCTATATTATAATGCTCCCTGCAAAACTTTGAATAATAAATATCATTGAACTTATCCCTATAGTCGGGATGAACTCCATTTATTAAATCATCACCGAAAGCAGCTGGGCCGTTACACTCAAAAAACTTATCCACCTCTCTCCTGATCTCGTCATGATGATACCATGCATACATCAACATTAAAATGTTGAGTAAGGTGTTATCCTCAGCGGTGGCATATTTTCCTGATGGTTGCTGCCCTGGAACACAAAAAATGTCCATAAGTACACAAACTAATGGAAAGATTCCATCAGTCAATATTCCTCGCACATATTCAAGCGCCTCATCCGAGTATCCAATCGTCTTGCACAATTTGTAAATGAGTGTGGCAACACCCCATGCAAAATCTACAAGCCTCTTTATGTCATACTTACCAAAATCTCCGCCCATAAGGCTCTCTATCCATTTGACCATGTCCAATATCTTTCCTGGCTCTCTATGCATGTCGATACCTATTGCAGAACAGAACACTTCCATGTGTTCAACCATTAAGCTGTAAATGGGTGCAAGCATCATTCGAGAAAAAACAAGGCTCCCAAATGATGAAGCGAAAAACACACGAGTCTTACCGTTCTTGATTTTCCGTGTATCCCTGGGTTCGTCTTTCAGTTGGGCATTATATACAAAACTAGCAGTCTTGCCTTCCTTATAGCACTTGGCTATTCTAACAATTTCTGCTTTTAACTTCTCTTTCCCCTCATATACATTTTCGTCCACTTCATCCACATGCTTGCTCTTTTTGCCGCTAAACCCAAAGCCAGCAGCCTTTTTAATATCCACACGACGGATAAATGCATCTTTTAAAGCTCCATTTAGAGCTGTAGTAAAGTTTAATGGACGAATTTTGGAAAAATCAACATTTTTCTTCTTCAAACCACTGATAATGTGATCATGAAATTCATTCACACAGTACATCAATAAGCCTTTATCTAAACTAGGCTTGTCTTCACTGGCAACATTCAAATAATTATTGTAAGGGCTAACCCATTCACCATCAACGTGACCAGCATTCATCATTGGTATGCCGAATCTCGTCTTTTGTATATGTCCGTAGACATCATAAAATTGTTCCTCCAAAGAGGTTGGCAAATCTTTTGTGAATATGTTCTTGGTCAAATTTGATCGATTCCGGGCAGAAACCTCTCCTGGGATTTTTCCATAATATCTAATTCCATGTAACTCAAGATATCTCGTAGCTGATTTCGCATTAGGTGATTCCAGACCAGACTCTGCAGACAAGTCTCCCTTATCTATTTGATTCAAAACACTTTCCACAATTTCACCTTCACTCATCAATTGCATAAATGAATCTTCTTTGTTATGCTTGTCATTAATTGCTTGATGAATTTCATCTCTGTCCAGTGCCACCGCAAAGCATTCAGTGGAATTCTTGAACCCTGAAAAATGTATTCCAAGGATAAAAGACGTATGTTTAATCTGGCCTAGTAGAGGCACTCCGCACAACCCTGGTTTGTGGTTAGCATAATTGAATCTATAAGTAGACTCGACAGATACCAACCCTCTTTCAGATTTTGCAGTCTTTGGACCATCTTTTATAGCAACCATTTCATTTCCTTCAAATCGGGACACGATGGTTTTAAACTCTCCTGAACCCTGTTTTTTAGAAAGAACGTGTTGCAGAATGTCTTTAAAAAGTAATCCTGACACCCAAATCAAAGTAATATCATTCTTCAAATCCACCCTATTATCTTTTGTAACTAGCGTGTTAGTAAAATCGTTATGTCCCAAAACGTAACTGTGATTGCTAACTTCCAAAATGAATTTATCATCAGGGGGCATCATATGGGTGTTTACCATAATGATGTTTGATTTCAATCCAACTGCGTGGCCAGACCACTTAGAACCCCTGGAAGGGCTATGAATGACAATCTGCCTGACTTGTCTTGTAACTTTTTCTTGCAAAGCTGCAATACCACTAGTATGCTTGTTGTTCACTTCAACCTCCTGTACATTAGTCCAAGAGGATAAAATTTTATTGGGTATTCTTTTATAAGAATCTCCAGCTTCAATTCTTTCCTCTATATTGTTCAAATGTTCATTGTGATCACTAGGAAACTTAAAACTAGTAGGACCCTCTGCCATTAATTCATCTTCATCTTTGTTATAATAAGAATATAGCTTGTAAATGGCAAATCCTGAAACCGCCATGAAAGAAGTCACCTTGACATAATGCTTGGCTCTTTCGCTCCACAACGTAGCTTTCAACTTAGGCAAATCCAACTTGTCTTGAATTTTGAGATAAGTCAACACCTCGCCGACATCAGTTTTTGCGTTATTCCAATACATATCTCTGTGATATGAAATAATATTTTGTGCTGTACATGTCACTAATGTTGAAACAAAAGCATACATGGGCAATAATGCAAGAAACGACACCACGGTTATTCCAAACAACATATAACAAAGAAGGCACGTAATCGCTTTG